CCGTGCGAACTCCGCAATGGCGTCCGTCGCACGGTCCGCAAACAGATTGACGACGTTCTCTGCGACAGCAGCGAGGTCGTTCGCTTCCTGCTTCAGTTTCAGGAAGGCTCGCGAGAAACCGTCAACCAAAGCAGTGCTGGAGTCCAGAGCCGCAATCTTTGCAGCCAGCACCGCATCACGCAACGCTAGCTCTAGCTCTGGTCGTTGAGCGAGAATCGCATTGAGCGCCGCCTCCTTCTCTGCCTGAGTCCCCGTCAGTGCTGTGATCGCCCCAATCAAGGCGGGCTTGCGGCTCAGAATCTCTTGATACAACTGCTCCTGCGCAAGCAACTTAGACTGAACCTCAAGTTGCTGAAGTAGGTTCTCTGCCGTGGCTGCGATCTTCGGTGGTTCTGTGCTCTGTGGAGGTGCCGCCGGGACGGAGCCAGCAACGCTTTCTCGGAGTTTTGCTGCACGTTCTGCCGCCGCCGCAGCCAGCTCATCAGGGCGCCCGATCAATCGGTCCAGGGCTTCCGCCGCGGTGGGCTTGGATTCCTCGACAGCCAGCTGGAACTCACGTGCCACGCTGGCTCCGAGGTCTGATGCTTCCGCGGTCAGTTCCACCTCGGGGAGAAGCTGCTGGCCCTGCAACTTCTCCAGGTTGGTCTTGAACTGGTTCGTGAAGGTCGCCACCCGGTTCGCTCCACGCGACAAGGCTGACGTGAGGTTGTCCGAGAAGGACTGGGCCGCTTCGAGGTTGCCCACCGTCAAGGCGCCGATCGCCCCGCCGACGTTCGACAGCACCGTGACCGCATCCTTGCCGATGCCGAACACGATCTGCGCCACGGTGACGCTCATCGCCACGAAGAAGTCGATGATGGCTTCCACGGAGTCCCGGAAGGCTTTCTTCATCAGCTGCGCCGCCGCTTCCGGCTGGGCACTGAGCGCATCGAACACCGTGCCTGCTGCTGCGCCGAGTCCCGCGAACAGCGCCACGGCTCCGTCGATGGCGGCAGCCAAGCCACCGAACAGTGACGTGAAGTCCAGGGACTCGCTGAGGGCCGCGCCCAAGTCTCCCAGCGTGCTGACCAGGCCCGTCAGCTTCTCCTGGAAGTCCGGAATGGCCGCCACGATCGCAGCGATGACCGTGAGGATCAAGCCTAACGGGTTGGCCGCCACGGCCAGGCCCAGCGCCTTCACCGCCCCGAGGAGGTAGCGCGGTCCGAGGAACAGGGCGAGGTTCTGCGCGAACTTGAGCACCACGTCGCCGTTCGCCGCGAGGAACCGAAGCGCCGACGACAACCCATCCAGCAGACCGCGCAGGCCGTTCGTTGCGCCTGCGTTGCCGACCGCGAGGATGACGGACTGGAACGAAGAACGAACGCGAAGCAAGGAACCCTGTAGGTTGTCTCCCATGATCGCGGCCACTTCCTTCCCGGAGCCACCTGCGTTCAGCAGCGCCGTCCTCAAGTCCTTGGCTGGTTGAATGGCGGACTTGATCACCTCTAACGCTGGTCCGCCGCGGTCCCCAAACACGGTCAGGGCATCAGAGACGGTGAAGCCCGCCCCCGCCAAACTCTGGAGCACCGGGATCAAGCCGCGGGTTTTCACGTCCAGCTCCGTCGTGCTGAGACCCAGGCGCTGGAACACAGCGAGCGCTTCATTGGAGGGGTTCAACAACCCACCGAAGATTTGAACAAGGCTGGTTCCGCCGCGAGTAGCCTTGATGCCCGCGTTTGCAAACACCCCAAGGACTGCGGTTGTTTCTTCGAGTGACACCCCGAGGGTTGCTGCGATTGGGGCTGCGAAGCTCAGGGCTTGGCCCAACTCCCCCACCGAAGCGTTGCTCAGATTGGCTGCTTTGGCGAGCACGTCCGAGACTCGCCCGGCTTGATCCGCGGCGAGCCGGAAGCCGCGCAGGGTGTTCGTCGCGATGTCGGTCGCTTCGGACAGCCCGAGCCCACCGGCTTGGGCGAGGGTGAGCGTATCACCCACCGCCACGAGGGACTCTGTGACGCTGAAGCCCGCACGGGCGAGGTCCCCGAGGGCATTGCCCGCTTCGGTCGCCGTGAACTTGGTTGCGGCACCCAGCTCCAGGGCTTTGTCCCGGAGCGCTTGGAACTCCTGCCCCGTGGCGCCGCTCACGGCTGCGACCGTCGCCAAGGACTGGTCGAAGTCCGCCAACGTCTTGATCACGGTCCCGAGGATGGCACCGCCCCCGAGGAGCCCGAAGGCACGCCCCAGGGAACTGCGCAGACCGTCCGCCCGGTTCTGAACTCGGGTCAGCTCGCGCTCGACAGTGCGCGTCCCCGCGACGGCTCCGTCAGGTGAGACAATTACATCTATGCGAAAGTCAACCACGTTGTAGATCCCTCCGAGCGATTGCGCTGGCTCGCATCTTTTGGATCGTCTCCGGCCGATGCTGCCGACCCGTCATGCCTTTCGAGTAGGGTCGCCCGTTGTGCTTTGCGTGTGCGGCACGCATCTTCGCCCGAGTCTCTTCAGTGATCTGCTGCCCTTGGCGAGCTTCTCTCAATCGTTGTCTCGTCTCCTCTGTCTTCATCGCGGCTGCGTGCTTCGCTCGATGCTCTTCTGTCCATTGTCGTCCGCGGAGCTTCGCAGCCTGCTGGGCAGAACTTCGAGGATGTGGACTGCTCTGGCTTCCGCCCTCCCTCAAGTTGTAACCTTGCGGCCATCGAGTCTGATACAACTTGATCGTCAATGGTTCGAGACGGTTCAACTCCTCCCAGTCCACAACCGCAAGCACTTCCAATCGAAATGCTTTTGCTCCATGCTTCCGAATCGCCGAGTTCAGAGGCGTCTTGTCCCCACGAGCCGCTTCCTTGGCGTGGGCTTGCCAACGAGCTTCCGCCCCCTGCGTCGTGATTCCGACATAGGCTCGCCCGCTCGGGGACGTTGCTCGATATAGGCAACCACGTCGTTCCATCAGCCGTCCTCGGGCTCGGGTTTGGGTGATGTCGTTTCGGTCTGCCTCCGCCGGTTCTCGCGAAGGTCGCTGAGGTAGACTTCATCCAGCTCACGGATGACAACCTCAAGAACGTCGATCATAGCGCTGTCGAGCCGTTTGCGCTCGCCGTATGCGACGATCTTGTCCCACGGAATCGGACCGACAAACTGACCGAACTGACGACAGCTCGACAGCTCCCAGAAGGCACGGATGTAGAAGTCATCGCCACGCACCTCCGGTGGTTTCTTGTCCCACCAGTCTGGAAGCCTGCCCGTGTTGCGTTCGTATTGACCGGACTCCACTGCCCAACCGTCGCGGGCAGCGCGCAGATCCCAGCGGAGCCGGTCCTTCAGTTTCCCGCGATCTTGCCCGCGTCCGGCACGTCCTCGCCTTCCGGCAAGAAGCGCTCCGGGGTGGCCGCCGCGTTGCGCACGCGGTCGAACAACCAGTCAGGCAGCTTCGCGCAGAACTCTCGCACCGCGTCCTCCGCGAACGGCACCGGCTTCCCGGCCTTGTCCGTGATGCCGTCCCAGTTCACGAGCACGTAGCGCGGGAACAGCTCCCGGTCCTCGGATCGGTTCTGCTGCGCGTCCTCGATGCTGATGCGGTCCGTGCGGACCATGCGCCGGGCGCGCATGCCCGAGCGCTTCATCATCGCATTGAAGTAGTGCGGGTTGGCTTCGGTCGCCGTGCGCACGCACACTCGCGCTTTCGGTGCCACCTCGGGAAGTTCCACCCAGATCGTCTGCTGGGTGACTTCGAGCTTGCTGAAGTCGAACTGGTCCATGGTCTTTCTTAGGGTTCAGGGTTCTGAAGGGCAGCGCCCTACGCACTATGCGTAGGGAACCGCGGGGAACAGGCTGATGCCGATGTCGTAGCCGTAGGTGCTGGACGTGAAGGACTCGCCCTTGACGTTCACCAGCACGCTCTGGTCCACGGGGAACTCACGCTTGCCGTCGCCCAGGTTCATCTCCGGGATGTCGAAGGCCACGGCACCGTCCTGGTTGCGCAGGATCGCGAGGAACGTCACCGTGGTGTTGTTCTTGATCGCGTTCGTGATCAACTTGTTCGTGAACAACATCTGGCCTTCCAGCGACACCTCGAACAGACCGCTGTTCACGAAGCGCGCACCGAGCGTGCCCAAGCACTTCTCGGTTGAGACGTTGTTCTTGACCGTCAGCGTGAGGGACTTGAAGCAGACTTCGGAAGCGCTGCTGACCACGTCGGTCGTAAGGCTGGCGATGTCCGAGCTGGTGTTGAACGCCGTCGTGCGGAGCGGGGACGTGGCGCTGCTCGCGCCCGTCTTGCGCGTTCCCGTGACGTTGTCGCTGTTCGTTCCGATGAACGCGAAGTTCATCGTGGACTTGTCGGTCAACGGGATGTTGAGCTTCAGCTCGTTGACGTAGTTGCCGATGGCGTATTCGTATTCGGGAACGCCCACCCCACCCAGCTCGGGGTAGCTCACCTCGAACTGGTAGGTGCGTTCGACATAGCGGTTGTCGGTCGCGTTCGCCGTCACCGGGACGTTCCGGAGGAACCGACCAAACATGACGTCTTGGCTTCCGCCCGCCGGGCCGACTGCCGTGCTGAGGGTTGTCGACAGCTTGTCGAGGTTCAGCGTGCCGTTGGTCGAGTCCGCAGTGACGCGAGCATAGCCGTAGCTGACCACACCACCCGCGCCGAGTGCGTTCTGCAACGTCCCCGTGCTACTGGGCGAGCCGATGTGAATGAACATACCCTTCTTGATCCCGAGCGAACCCCAGTTGGTGATCGCTGCGGCGCTGACCAAGGTGGCCGTTGAGCCCGAGACGGTGAGCGTCAGGTCCGCGTCATCGAGCACGCGCACCCCGGCAACGCTCAGCATCGCGTTGGTGGGCGGAGTCTCGGCCACGACACCCTGACC